TGTCCAACCTTTGCACAACTTATTGTTATCTATGAGAAATTGTTGGACATCCACCAACCTCTTGATATGTCTATCGGCTGTCCTTTGAGACACACCTAGCTCTATCGAGACAGCCTCTTTTAGGACACGTCTGGACACCCAATTTTCACCGAAATTTTCCACAATTTTGTGATATTCGTCCTTCACGACATCTTCAGCACGATCTTCTTTTGACATGCTTCTGCGGCTATCTTGGATCTCCAAAAGCGCCACTGACTTTGCAGGATTGCCATCAGCGCCCATCAATTCTTTCTCTACGTGAATGAAGTTTTTCGGCTCAGGTATCATGGCGTCTTTCATTTTTGTCCACTTAACTTCCACCTTAGCGATCTGATCGTCGCCCCATTTCTCCACCATAAATTCGCAATCGACGGCCCCCAGAAGCGCAGAGCTACCCCTAGCGCGATCCTTATTACCGTGTCCTGTGTGATGTACTGCCAGCACAGTGCAGGAATAATCATCCCGCATATCATCGACCGCCCTAATCATTGCGCCCATCTGCTGGGTGCTATTTTCGTCTGCTGCGCCCATTGCTCTTGCTAGTGTGTCGATCACGATTAGCGCTGGTTCGCCATGCTCTTCCACCATGCTATCCACTACGCTGCGTAGCTCTTGCACATGCTCTTCATCCGTCAGCACAATGGATCGGCTTGATTTAAAGAAGGGTAGCCCCTTGAGGCTGACGTCATTCTCTGATGCCCATGCTGCGGCACGTCTGGCGAAACCATTGTGGCCCTCACCGGCAATATAGAATACTGGCCCGCCATCCACTGCGTGACCGTGAAATTCCTTCTGTGCAGCTATGCAGAGCGCCATATCTATCGTGAGAAACGTTTTTCCTGCCGCTGGAGCGCCAAAGCATACCGCAAATGTATTCTTCTCTAGTAGCCCATCTATGATCCACTCTGGCGCTTTAAACTCCAGATCCCCCAGCGGAACGAATAGTTCCTTCTTCTTGCGCACCTTCTGCAATTCAGCGGCCACTGCTGGTCTGCCATCGCGCAGCATAACGTCATTCCAATCGTCGCCTTTTCTGCGGGGCGCTCTATATGGCATTCCAGTTTTATTCGCTGCATCTATGCCTGCGCTATCATTATCTGCGGCTATGACAAACGTGGCATTGGGTTTGGCTTCTTGGAGGATAGCTGCCACCTTTGGTAGATTACCGCTACTCAGCGCGTATATACATGGCCTGTTGGTGCTTATGTGGACTGATACCGCTGTGGCCCAACCCTCTGCAATATAGGTAAGCCCCTCAGCGGAGCCTCCTATAACAGCAAATGCGTTCTCCGTTTTGCTGCCTTTGTTAAACTTCTTATCACCATCTGGGCTGATCCTTTGTGATCCTGCCTTTTGCAGCTTGCCATCTGTTAGGTGATAGAACGGCACGACTATATTACCGTCTAGCTCCTGAGCGCCTATAAGCGGCACTCCTTTGCGCTCATGGTAAGGCTTTGGGGTTTCATCCTTAAACGGGTTTTTTGCGCTTGGCAGGCTTGGCCAGTCGCTTACCTCCATGATTGGCCATAGCTCCATGTCCAGCAATCTCTTTTGTATTGCTTTCCAGTCGCCACATTGCCTGCAATTCACGCTGACATTGCCGTTATATTCCTTGATCCAGAAGCGATCATTTCCGTTGCAATTCGGGCATGGTCCTTTATATTCACTGCCATGCCTTTTCAGCCCAAGCTGATTGGCTATTAACTCACCCCAGACGTGCCACTCTGCATCTGGATACTTGTCTTTTTTACCGTTTCCCATTATAAACTCCATATTCATACTGCTCCTTATACGGGCGCTGCGCTCTCCCACGCAGCGCCCTACTTTTATTTAGAACGGGATTTCATCATCAAACGTTCCGCTTGCTGGTGCATCTATGACAGCCGCTGTTGGCGTAGCCGCTGGCAAACCGAATGGATCATCTTTTGGCATGGTGTCTGCAATGCTGACAAACCCTTCCATTGCTGCGAATGGTGATGCTTGCTCTAGTGGCTTATGCTCTACGACTTGCACAGCCCGCAGCCTGAGCGACACACCGGCATCGCGCATGTTATATGGCACGAACGTCACTGCTACGTTTACGGTGCTGTCTGTGGTCAGCATAAAGTCATCTGCCAGCTTATTGCCTTTGGCATCGTATTGACCAACGCCATTGGTTAGCTCACCGTTGTAATTGCCTTTGAGCTTGGCCTTAGCGATAAAGATTTCATCGCCATCCTTTTTGAATGGCATGTTAAACTCTTCTGGCCATTCTGGTTTGCGCTTTGTTGCATATGCTTTGCGCATTTCATCTAGCAAAACCTTCGCCTGATCACGTGTCATCTTGATTGACATCTCATATGCCGCATTGGGATCTTTGGGATCACATGGCACTGACCTTTGTTCCTCAGCGGAATATTTGTAGGTTTTGTTGATACGTGGCCACAACGCTTTAACGTTCTTGATGGTATATTGCATTTATTGCTCCTTTGCTTTTAACCATTCTGGTAGTTCAATTATATTAACCTCAGGCCAATCAGTCGGGTATGACTGCTCATCCTGAGCCTTCTTTATGCGCCGCAGAATATTCATCATTCGTTGATGCGCATAATCCAATACGCCATTGCTTAGGACGTGAACCCCTACAGCGTATGGCGGTGATTTTTCCACTGCGGCGAATATGCAGTGTGTCACAGGCAGCTTTTCGATTGCAAGGACATATCTGTAGAACGCCATTTGCAAATCATAACTGTATGACCAAATGTGCCGCTGGAACTCACGTTCTGATGGCCCAGCGTCTAACGTGCTTTTTAGATCCAGCAGCAGGCCACCTTCTTTTACATAGCAGTCTGGCCTACAGCGAAGTCCTAGCCCTGTTTCTGGGCAAGTGACAAATATGCTATGCTCTATCATTGCGCTGGGATGCCTCACGATTGAGGCTACCCTTGGGTGGCGCAATGCACTTTCTGCCATTGCATTACAAATGTCGTAATCGCCTTGCGTTAGCAGCAGCTTATCTTGAGCTTCTGCTTTTTCCTTGGCCTCACTCCACGCCTTACCTCTGCGCGTCTCTGGGCCGCGTATAACGCGCCCTTCGCTTGGCTCTAGGGTTAGCTCGTGAAAAGCTGTTCCCAGCGCCAGAGCAGGCGTTTCAGAGCGTACAGCGCCCTTCCAGTGGGCCAATGACTTAGACGCAGCTTTGACATCACTGCTGCTGATTTCATCACGCGCGTGATATTGTTCGTTTGTGAGATTATCGCAGATCATATTGCTGGCTCCACAACAACATAGTCTTTTGTAATAACTCCGTCTTCAGGCTTTCCTACTATTGTATTTTTAACCCAAACAATCTTCCCAGACTTTAATTGCCGAAAATGACCCCTGCGTTTATGCATCGCTGGAGAAGCATGAGTGCTTGTGATTATTGTCTTTCTTTCATTTTCTATAATTGGTGAAAAGAACAACTGACGATGCACAAACATTTTTTTTAATTTTGACATTGCGGATCGTTGAGATTTACTTTTTGAATAAGGGTAATCTATTTTTTGCCCCTTTCTTGGCGCACAGATAGACATAATAGCTTTTAGATCCATGTCCAAATCGCTTACCACATCATCAAGTTCTTTCTCACGTTTTGGCAATTTTGGCCCATACTTTGCCTCTAATAATCCAAACTGAATGTCTGAATTAATCGTGTAACAATGTTTATCCTTATCACCTAGATTGTTGCGCTTTAGAAGTGCTGAATATGGGTACTGCGCCCAAATCCCTTTGCGCACCGAGCCAAAACTCTTTAAGAAAATATCACTCTCTCTCTCTATAGCTAAAATAACCGTATTTATTGGTACATCCTTTAGAAGATGTTTAGCTGAAGAAGTATTGCTGTCTCCTTTTATAATACTATGATATTCGACTGTAATAATTGGATAGGGCAATTTTATGTTTACTTTTTGATAATCCTCGTAGTCAAAAAGCCATACTTCCTCCGCATCAAGGCTTAGTTTGGTGCTCGGACGTCCTTCTATTGGACATTGGGGCAATATAAATTTTTCACTGCGCTCCAAAGCAGAAAGTATTAATTTTTGTTCGCCCTGAATTAAATTGGCATTCCCAATTTTTATTGATCTGTATAAATCATACGCTAAAGTCATTCATCATCTCCCTAACCAAGTAGCAAAATCCCTCTAAATCCAAGACAGCGACAAAGCCGTTGTCTTCTTCTTCGTACATGACTGCGTGTAGAGGAACGACAACACGCACGTCACGATGGTCAAACTTATAGACAACACATGGCAGCTTGCCTGCGCGATTTGCAGCGCGACTGGCTTGACCCCACCAATCTGGGCGCATTCCATCGCCAGATTTGTAGCGCTTGCATTCTATAACGAATGGAAAGTTTACGCCTTTTTCTGGCACCAGATCACCGTGATCGCCTTCGCGGTATTGCTCAAGATCGCGCTTGAATTTAATCCCAAGGTTATCCCATAGGTAATTGGCTATGCTGCGCTCAAACTGTGCGCCTTTTGCGCGTGAATTAACCATCTACTGCTGGTTGCTCCACATGAATGCCACGCTTTGCAAGGTAATCCCGCAATGCGCCTTCTACTATGCCCGCCATACTACGGCGCTCTTTTTTCTTTATAATCTTCATAGCCTCAACTAAATTTGGGTCTATGCGCACCAACAACTGATGTAATTCCATTGCAATTCTCCTTTGCTATATTTTTGATATATAAGTGCTTGCAAACTGTCAAGAGATAGCATAATGATATATTCACTACCAAATGAAAGGAAATGAAATGAACCTAGCAACAACACATGATTTTGTAATCACTCACATGATGGATAACGGCACGACATTTGGAGTGCGCGTTGATACTGGCGAAAGCGTACACGTTTCGCCGCGTTTATCTCAGCAATGCGATGCTCAGATTGATGACATCTGCACCGGCATCTTAGTGCGCAATACGCAGTATAACGCAGATCGCACACCTTGGGTTGCCGCCTATGTAGAAAAAGCTCGCCCTGCGAAGGAAATGTTTAGGGAAATGTTTGGCGATATGCGCCCTGAGCCAGTCGAAGAAGCGTTAAGGGAGCGCACTTGGGATGAACTGGCTGATGAAATTATTGCTTTTCTGAGCAGCCCACAGGTTTCATACTGCGAAACATCAGACATTAGCGAGGCAGTCAATATGGAAACCCGCAAGTTAAGCAATGTGCTGGAGCATATGCACAGCCACGGCAGAATATGCAAAGCAGAGGTGCGCCAGAAGGCAGATCAAGAGCGCGTATCTATGGCGCTGTGGTCCATTGATATGAGCGTGTACCAATGAGCTATTGCAGAGAATGTGACGGTACAGGCCGCATAGAGCGCCGCAGCTTTATGCAAACGCCTGATAGTGCAACATGGGAAACATGGACAGAACCATGCCCCTATTGCTCAGATGAAGATGATTATGATTGGCGCGGGGAGGATCAGGAATGACCGATACTATTGCAGTGTGGTTTAGCTCAGGCGCAGCAAGCGCTGTGGCGGCATACAAGACGCTAAACAAGTATGGCATGATTGCTAACGTGCGCGTTGTAAATAACCCAGTTGCGGAGGAAGACGAAGACAATCTGCGTTTTCTGCGTGACGTTGAGAAGTGGCTTGGCGTTGAAATAGAGTTTGCGGAAAACCCAGCATATCCAAGCCATTCGGCGGTAGACGTGTGGGCTAAGCGCAAATTTATGTCGGGTGTTGCTGGCGCACCATGCACCGTTGAACTCAAGAAACGCGCTCGGCAAATATGGGAAGAGGATAATAATCCAGATTGGCATGTGCTTGGCTTTACGTTGGAAGAAAAGCAGCGGCATGACAGGTTTGTACTGACTGAGCGCGACAATGTTATTCCCGTTTTGATTGACGAAAAGATGACAAAGGCTGACTGTTATATGTTCCTAGCAGAACATGGCATAAAGCCTCCGCGCATTTACAGCATGGGATACCCAAACGCCAACTGCATAGGATGCGTGAAGGCAACTTCCCCAACCTACTGGAACCATGTTCGTGAAATGCACCCTGACGTGTTTAGCCAGAGAGCGGAGCAATCACGCAATCTTGGTGCAAGGTTAGTGCGGGTAAATAATAAGCGCATCTTTCTGGATGAACTATCGCTGGAAGCAAAAGGCCGACCAATGAAAAACTTGGATTTTGAGTGCGGCATATTCTGTGAGGAGATAAAATGATAAAAACAACATGGGTTGCCCTGATGGTATTTTCATCGCCATATGAATGTGCAGACTTTATCGAAAAGCACAAAGCAAATCTATATGGCCCTGTGCAATGCGTCATTCAGCATGAAGAAACAAACACCGTGCGCCCCAAGCGAAAGCCGATAGAGGAGAATAGCAAGTGATCCATTATCACGGTACACCAATCACACCGATTGCCGCCCTGCTTGAATTAGCGGGGCGACACTTCTGCGTGTCTCATATTCGTCCTGAAGATGTGTCACGCTGCCATCAGATTGGCCAAAGCGTGATGCTCGACAATGGCGCATTTAGCAAATGGAAAAGCGGCAAGCTTACGGATTGGAATAAGTTTTACGATTGGTGCGATAAGTGGCTAGATTACCCGACAACGTGGGCGGTTATTCCTGATGTCATAGATGCAGGCTCGCAAGAGCAAGACGCTCTTATCAGAGAATGGCCGCATGGAAAAAAAGGCGCGCCAGTCTGGCATATGGATGAGCCAATATATCGCTTGTTAGCGCTTTGCGAGGAGTGGCCGAGGGTCTGCATTGGAAGCACCGCAGAATATGCGACAGTTCTTTCAGAGCCTTGGTGCTTCAAAATGGATGAGGCATTTAACGCTCTGTCTCAGCAGTTTGGAAGAATGCCAGTTTTGCATATGCTCAGAGGAATGCAATTGTCGGGCAAACAATGGCCTTTTGCTAGCGTAGATAGCACAGACATTGCTCAAAATCATCACTTGCCCCACAAATCACCCAGACAGATGGCAGACAGATGGGATGCCATGCAAACCCCAGCTCGCTGGGAAACACGACCTCAACAGGAGATATTATTATGAACAAAGGTTATATAGCAGCAGCGGCTTATGCTGCAACAATACCAGCCGCAAACTACATGATTGGGAATGTCGGAACTGTCTGCGTTCCTGACGGGCCATGCCTGATACCAGTGGGCTTTGGCGTGATGGCGCCAAGCGGTGTGCTTATGATTGGCGCTGCCTTGCTGCTGCGTGACGCGGTGCATGAGTGGCTTGGTCCGCGTTTTGCGCTCTATGCAATAGCAGTGGGAGCAGTGCTGTCTTATCTGCTGGCTGACCCGTTTATCGCCATTGCTTCTCTTATCGCATTTGGCGTGTCAGAACTTAGCGACTTCGCAGTCTACAGCAAAATCAGAGAGCGCAGCAGAACGCTCGGCATATTAGCCAGCGGTGTGGTTGGCAGTGTGATCGACAGTGTGCTTTTTCTGTGGCTGGCATTCGGATCACTTGCACATATCGATGGACAAATCATTGGTAAGATAGGCGTGACATGCCTCGCAGCGGCAGCGCTATACGGCTGGAAAAAATATAAAGCAATGGAGAATAACGATGGCTAAATGGGATCTATCAAAGATCGAAAACTGCTCAACTGTGGGCGATTATATTGATGAAGATGATACACAGCCAGATCAGCCAACGCCGCTAATGATTGTGCGCTCCATTAATCGCAAGGCAGACATCATGCGCATGGATGCTGGGCGCAATCCAGAGCGTCGCACAATGAAGCAACGCGCTGAGGAAATCATGTCGCTGTGCAGCATGTTGGAGAAGCGCCTATGAATGAACAGATGACGCTCCTAGACCGCTGGAAAGAAATGGCCGTCATAGAAAACGCAAGGATGCACCGCCGAATGATTGGGCGGGATGATATGCACCCTTATTCTCACAAGCCTTGGGCAATCGAAACATTGCGCAAAGAAATTGAGCGATGCCTAAAGAGGCATGGTGAGTTATCTGTGGGCGATTTATGCAGCATGATTGAGCAAGACGTGACGCATATTGACCTTGGCCTAAAAACCCTACGCGACCGGCGCAGGATTGTTAAAACGTCTTATATTCATGGCCAGCAGCTATATCGCATCAGCACAAAGGATGAGCGCCGCTTATAGATTGCCCGCCAAATATACCGATACAAAATACCGCGTGGTCAAATCATTGATTATGCGGTATTTTTATATGTGGCCAACAGAAACAGTATCGGACGTGCAGGCGAGTTTCTCGTTGCAGCCGAACTTGAGCAGCGCGGGATACGCTGCCATCGGGTAGATATGGAGGGTGATGACCTTTGGGTTAAGTCAGCCAGCGGTGAGCTTGTCACTTTGCAAGTCAAGACAACCTTCAGGCCACGTCCAGATCGTAACCGCCCACTGTACTACTCATTCACACGCGCCAATGGTGATGCGCAAATATTTGCGTATGTAGCTATGGATATACGTTTGTTTATACTGCGTGGCAAACCAACCGGCAAAACGGTACGCATAAAGCCTGCCGATTTTACGCAGCAGGCTATGGATGACAGCATATTAAGATTTCTGGGTGGTTCGTGAGGCCAGCCGAAGCTGACCCCAAATCGTCATATCATTAGTTCAAAGTGAGGGCCATCAATAAATGGCCTTCGACCCTGACCTCTACGCAGATCCACATATTCGTTCATGGCATCTTCCATAGATCGACCTTGGCTCTTCCATGTGCCAATGCAGTCGATCTGCCATGCAGCCCCCCAGCGTACTTTTATGCCAAGTGAATTAGCTGCCTCTGCCATTGCGTCAGCCAGATCATCATAAAGATTTAACTCCCATGATCCCCTGCCCGAAATATAAGCCATTATATCGACTGCAAGGCCATCCAGATGCTTGCTCTTCATGGTTTGGCTAGCGCCCTTAGCAACCAATGCTTTCTGCATCTCCAGTGTGCGCACACCCTGCACAACGCCAAAGTCAGTTTTGGTTAGATTGATGGCCATCTTAACAACTGCCACCATGCGGCTGTCTACGCCTTCTAGCCGATCAAGGCTACGCTGTGATAACTTGAATGTCATTTGTTCCCCCTAAAGAACTTTGTTGCAGAGCGAACTCCGAAGCTAGCAGCGACTATAACGCCTAAAGTGTACTGATACCAGTCTGGCATGGCTTCCAGCGCCACAAACCCCTCTGCAACGGCTGTGCGCCCCCATTCACCACAGAACGAAAGCACCAGTGGCACAGAAAACAAACCCACAAGCCATTCATCCTTAAAGCTGTTCTGCGAGCCTTCAGCCATGATGCGCTCCCAATCGGCAACGCTGGTCTTTTCAGACAGCATGATTTTAGCTTTGGCCTCTGCCTCAGTTAGCTTTAGCTTGGCTTCTGCTGCATTTTTATCAGCCTTGCCTTGCAGCCATGATCCAGCAAGGTTTGCTATTGGCCCTATAAATGCTTGTATCATTTCTCCGATCCCAGCCAAACCGCAAATGCACCAGTCATAGCGCCACTAACAACACTAATAAGCGCACTCTGCTGCGTACTAAGATCAGGCTGTTGAAGCGCCCATTCTATGCAGCGTATATACATCACCGTCATAACCAGCATCATAAGACGCGGCATAAGCTTGTATTTCAGGATCTTCTCAAAGGTATTAGCCATGTTAAACCTCTATGTTGATGTTTGTGCCTTGCGGCCTGTCAGCAGTGGTCTTAGTGCCAAACCTATCATAAGCCTTGCCTAAGTCCAACTTTTGCTCTCTCAGCGCCTCCAGATGCGCGTGGTTGGCCCTGTGTTCCTTTGTTACCCTTTGCTCCACCAGATGCGCCTCTATGCGCTCACGCGACTGCGTTTGCTGGTGTATGTCCGACTGCACGTTAAATGGAGCAGATCCTATCCCGCTTACACCGTCAGCCATTTACCACCACCCCGCGCCAAGCCCAGTCAGCCATGTGCCGCCTACTATAATCGACGCTAGCATCACAAGCAGTAATATCAGCAGTAGCATTTCAAAGAATGCCGCTTTGCGCTCCTGCTGGCGATATAGCGTCTCTTCACGCTCTTTCTTAATCTTGCGCCGTAGCTCCACCATCTCACGCCAAGTGCCATAGCCAAAGCGATTGTTTAGCAGTTGCTGCAAGTCTTTCTCTTGCTCAGCCAGCTTCTTCTGGTGGATTATGATTTGAAGCGCTTCTTGCTCCACAGACCCAGATGAAAAAAGCTTAGTGAAGATTGGCGGGTTTTTACGCTGCTGCTCTGCGCGACCAAGATCTGCCGCAGCGCCATACCACTTGCCTAGCTGACCAGCCACGTCTTCTAGCTCACGCCCAGCGTAAACCAGCTTTTTCACCATATTATAGGCTTGTGTGGCCCCAGCAATTGCTGTGATTGGATCTATCATCAGGCACCTTTGCCCACCTTTGCAACTGGTGGACACTTAAAGTTATACGGTATTCTTATAACATATGGGTAGTGATAATAAAATCCGCTTGGGCATCTGTAGATACAAGCGTTGTACAGCACATGACCCTCTACGATAACGCCAACCGCTATACCGGCCAGCGCACAGATCATCTTTCCATCAGCCTATCTATTTTTTCCTCTATGCGATCAAATCGCGCCACAATCTGCGTCATTACAGCAGAGCTATCAGTTTTTGTGACATATTCCCGCGCCATTTCTTCGCGAGTTTTATTTAGCAATATGCTAATGCGCTGAACTTCAGCGTATGCACTGCGAAGCAGCCATCCCATTAAGCCTAAACCAGCAGTTAGGGCAATGCTCCACAGTGCATCCATTTCCATTAATCGTCTCTTTCCAATTCTGCCTTTAGATCCGCAAAGAAGGCGTCACGCCCACGCTGCAATTCTATTACATTCAACTTAGCAGAATTTAGCTTTTGATCCAATCTGTTTAGATGATTTATAACAATCTTAGATTGATCGCTTAACTCACTTTCCAGATATTCCACATCATCAATAATGACCTTTTTCTCTTCAGTCATAGTGATCTCCTTTCAGGTTATGTCTACCACGGAACTCCGCTTGCAGACGTTGGATTAGCTATCGCATCAATCTTGTTAGCAATAGCAGCTTCAGTATCATCCTGTGATACATGACCCCAGACCCAGCCTTGCGCTTGAGCCTCAGTAATATCGTCATACGGTGTGAAGTCAGCAGCAGAGGCATCGTAGGTAAAGCCACAGGTGCCATAAGCTGATGCTGTGTTACCATCGTCATCCTGACCTGTGCAGCGCCAGTGAGCAATGTATACGCCGCCGTCAGCGATTTCGTGTTCCAATGTTGGAATAGTCCAAGTGTATGTGATTGCCATATCGTTTCTCCTTTAGGCGTTTTCTAAGGCAGTAATACGTTCTTCTAGTGCAGTTATAGTTGCTTGCTGTTCTTGGATTGCTTTAATAAGAACTGGAATAAGCTCAGTGTAACGAACACTCATGTATTCCGTATCATCTTCATTAAGCATTGTTGTATCAACAACTTCGTCAAGCACTCCTTCTAAGTCTTGAGCAATAACACCAAGTTTCTTTTTAGCATCAGGCGCATCAACATTATTAAGCCTATATTTAACTGTTCTTATTCCACTTAAAGTTTCAACAGCGTTCTCAATATTTTCAACAT